TACAGGGCGATACGACACAACTAAAGACCAGTATCACTCCTGGGAAACTTTATATGTATTTTTATGACCCAAAACTAAAAGATACTCTACCGTATTATGATAGGTTCCCTCTAGTTTTCCCGTTTAGAAAAGTAGAAGGTGGATTCTTGGGTTTAAATATGCATTATTTACCATACCAATTACGTGTTCGTTTACTAGATCGTTTAATGATTTTTAAGAGTAACGATAAAATGAACGAAACGACAAGAATCAAATATTCTTGGGCACTTATAGATGGAGTATCTCGTTATAATGGAGCGATTCCATGCGTTAAACATTATCTGTTAAATCATGTAAGATCACCCTTTAGGGAAATTCCTGCAAATGATTGGGCTACTGCAATGTTGCTTCCAGTTGAAAGATTTGTGGGTTCATCTAAAGATGCAATCTGGGCAGATTCACTTAGAAAAATGGGTTAAAAAATGTCTGAACCAAAAAATGGAGTTTTAAAGAATTTTATCTCTCTGGTTAAAACCGAAGGGTTGATGAGAACATCAAGATATACTGTATCAATTAGAGTCCCTAAGAGTATGTCGTATGCACCAAACATGAGAAAAATTCTTTTATTCTGTTCTGATATAACTATCCCAGGTGTAACTATGGCAACCAATCAGATTAGAATTCATGGTGAAGTTCGTGAAGCACCAAACGAAAAAATGTTTGATAATGCCAATTTATCTTTTTATGTAGATAACAACATGGAAGTTAAAAAGTTTTTTGATCAGTGGATGGAGTCAATTCAAGATCCATTTTCTAGAAATTTTAACTATTATGATGACTATACATCAGAAATTAAAATTGAAGTAGAAGACACTAAAAATAGAAAACGCTACGAAATTGAAATGAATGAATGCTATCCAAAAAATGTTGGACAGATTCAAGTTGGATATGACCAAAAAGAAGTTATGAAATTACAAATTTCTATGAATTACAAATATTGGACTTCTAGATCGTTTTCTGCTCCGATGGAAACTAAAGAATCTCCTTGGGCACGTTGGACAAAACTACCAACACTTAATGATAGAGAACTGTCTAGCTATGCAAGTGTACCAGAACAATATGCTTCTAACTTTACTGGATTTCAACAAGATTACAACACTATGAACTTTAGTGGTAGAGAATAAATAAAGGATTATTATGAAAATTGATGATAAATTGTCAGAAGTTTTTGATACAGTTAAGATTGAAAAGAAAACTGAAGTTGAAGTATTGGATTCTACAGGAAATACTATAACTCCAGTAAATGAAAAGATTGAAGACGACTATACAGTCGCCAGAAACAATCTTCGTGTATTATTGCAACAAGGACAATTGGCATTAACAGATGCATTGGAAGTTGCAAAACAATCTGAGCACCCACGTGCTTTCGAAGTTGTGGGCAATTTGATGAAACAATTAGCTGACGTAAACCAACAATTGATGGACTTACATCAGCAAAAACAAAAACTTGATGCACCTAGTAAAGCTGAAGCAGCAAAACAGGTAACTAATAATAACGCTATCTTTGTTGGTAGCACGACTGAGTTGAATAAACTTATTAAGAATATGACTAAAGGAGATTGAATATGGCATTACCAATGAGTAGCACGCCAACGTATACGTTGACGATCCCATCTACTGGGAAAGAAGTAAAATATAGACCATTTTTGGTTCGTGAAGAAAAAGCATTAATGATGGCACAACAAAGCGAAGACCCAATCGTTATGGTTAATACGCTTAAAGATGTTATTAAGACGTGTGTAGTTGGAGATTTTAATGCTGATGAAATAGCAACATTTGATTTAGAATATATTTTCACTCAATTGCGTGCAAAGTCTGTTGGGGAAACTGTAGATTTAATTTTCCCATGTGATGTTTGCGAAGATGAAAAAGCCAGAGTTCAAATCTCTTTTGATATTACGAAACTGCAGGTAGAAAAATCACCAGACCACAATAATAAGGTTCACTTATTCGGCGACGTTGGTGTTGTGATGAAATACCCTACAATGCAAGTGTTAAAGAAATTACAGAACCTTGATGTAAACAATCTTGATGATTTATTCAAAATTGTTGCTGAATGTATTGATTACATTTATCAAGGTGACGAACTATTTTATGGAAAAGAACAGACTCAAGAAGAACTGTTAGATTTTATTAACAACTTAACTTCTGAGCAATTTGCCAAAGTGCAAAAGTTCTTTGAAACTATGCCGAGATTAAAACAAGAAGTTAATTATAACTGCCCTGTTTGTAATCGTGCTCACCATAAAGTTTTGGAGGGACTCCAAAGTTTTTTTTAATAAACCTTTGTCATGATAGTTTGTTCAATTATTATAAAATGAATTTTGCTTTGATGCAGTACCACAAATACTCGCTAACGGAACTTGAGAATATGATTCCGTTTGAAAGAGAAGTGTATGTTGCTATGCTAATTAAGTACTTAGAAGAAGAAAAACAAAGATTAGAATCACAAAAGAGAAGGTAAAGTATGGCTAAACCACCAATGATGGTCCATGTTCAATCTAGTGAATTTAGAAAACTGTTGGAAGTTCAACAGTTATCGCTAGAACACATTCAAACAATTAGAACATTGGCTGAATCTGGTGCGCCAGCTAAACGTGAAGAAGAAATACTTAAAGTCCAAAAGAAACAGCTAGAACAACAAGAAGAACTTGTTCAAGTTAGTAAAGTTTCTGCGGACGAATTAAAAAGAATCAAAGGTGAAGAATCTGAAGCAATTGCAAATATAGCGTCAACTGTAAAAACCTTCGACTCGATTAGAGATAAATTTGCAAATCTTGGGAAAAGTTTTGGGGATAAATTTGGATCAGCCAGAGCAACAGGGACAACTGCACTCAAAGCAATTAATGTAGGTGGTATGTTTGATAAGAAAATTGCTTCAAGAGAATTCGCTGATCAGCAAAAGAAACTAGGAAGCGAAAAGTCATATAAAGAACTTGGTCAAGATTTTGAAGAAAGAAATAAGACAGCAAAGAGTATTAAATCAAATGAAGCTGATTTAGAAAAGTTTAAAAAAGAAACTGGCTTAAATGATAAACAAATGGCTGGTACGAAAGAAGGACAGCGTTTATTATCTAAACGTGAATCACTATCTGATGCATTTGCTAAAACAGACTTACGTGCGAATTTAATAGCAAAACCACAAGCAGCTGGAACTGAATTAACAAATAAAGAACAAAACGATGCGATGAATGTTTCTGAAGAAGAAATGGAATCTGCTCGTCGTGAAGAAGCACAAACTAAACTACTACAAGAAATATCAAAGAACACATCTGCAATGGGTGGTGATAAAATGAAAGCAGCTGCTCCCAGTGATGGTAGTGGGATGGGTGCTGGAATACTAGGAGCACTAGGTGCAGGATTTAAAGCACTTGGAGCTGGTTTAAAATCAATCGGTGCTGGCGCAGGTGCAGGTATTAAAGCACTGCTAATAGGAATTGCGCAAGGTGTTTCTGCTTTAGCAAATCCAAAAGTTCTTCTAGGTCTTGGTGCAGCAGTTTTAGCGTTTATGGGAATAGGTAAAGCACTTGAATACGCTGCGCCATTTATGGAAGCATTCGCTCCAGTTTTAATTAAAGTGGCAGACGTTGTTCAAAACGTATTCGTGGCAGCTATTGAAAAAATTCCTGAAATTATTAGTGCTGTCGGTAATGTTGTTATGGGTGTTATCGGAGCCATATCTGAAGCAATTATTGCAACCATAAATGCTATCACCTCTTCCATTGAAAGATTAGCTGCTGTAGATGGAAACAATCTTATGATGGTTGGCGCAGGTTTACTGGCAGTTTCTGGTGGTATGGCTGCTTTTGCTGCAGCCAACGTAGTAGGTGGTATAGGCAACTTAGTTGGTGGTCTACTATCTAAAGTTTCTGGACAAAAATCTCCAGTGGATCAGATTATTGCTTTAGGTGAACATGGACAAAATATTGAGAAAGCAGGTATTGGTGTTGAGAAACTTGGTGCTGGACTTAAGATGTTCTCTGATATTAAACCAGAAAATATTAAAGCCATTGCTGCATTACCTACTGATAAAATTGTTGCTATGGGTGCAGCGATGGGACAAGCAAACTTCGTTTCCAATCAATCAGCTGCCAATGATGGAGCCAGAACTGCTGCAGTAGCAGGTGGTGGTAGTGGTGGTAATACTGTTGTCGCTCCAGTAACAAATAATAAGACAACTAATAATTCAGTGGTTCAATTACCTGTTCGCAATCAAGAACAAACAATGAGTCGATACGTTAGGTCACGATTCGCAACATAATAAAAAAGGGAGCCGAAGCTCCCTTTTCTTTTCTACTCTAAAGATTAATCTTCTTTAGCAATCTTCTCGAAATAAGACATTACATCTTCATCGTCGTCACTAGCTGACGCAATGGATGGTGCAGGTTTACTTGCGATCTTTTGTGCTTTTGGAAATGGGCGATTTTCCTC